GAACATCGTGAATATCGAACATGGCGCGTGCTCGCTTAGTAGCCACTGCTGACAACTCCGATCCCGGAGGCGTTGGCGGTGGCTTTTTGTTTTGCCCGGAGGTGATAGCCCGATGGCCTTAAAGCCGCTCCGGCCCTGCCGGCATCCCGGCTGCTGCGTGCTGGTGAGCGATGGATACTGCGACGCCCATCGGCCGCGCGGCGACCGGCGCAGTGAGGAAGCGCAGTCCTGGCGCTGGATGTACCAGACCGACGAGTGGAAGCTCGACCTGCGGCCGGCGCAGCTCCTGCGCGAGCCGTTCTGCCGCGAGTGCGCCCGGCACGGGCGGCGGGTCCGCGCGACGGACGTGGACCACATCGTCGACCACAAGGGCGACTGGTCAAAGTTCTGCGACCGTAGCAACCTCGAGAGCCTCTGCCACAGCTGCCATAGCCGCAAGACGGCGCGAGAAATGCACGAGAATCGCAGCAAATCAAAGCGCCGCGGTGCTGCGGCGCGGCAGTAGGCTTGGGCGCTCGGGCGCGTCGCGAGAGCGTCGCGCGGGGCTTCCTTGCAGACCCCTCCCCGGGGTCAGAAAGTTTCCGCGTGGCTGCCAGAAACCGCCGGCCCTACCTCGTGCGAGATTTTTTCCCCACGGAGAATTTCGGGAGGCGGGCGCTGCGGAAGCGCAGCGTGGACAGAAAACTGCTGCGGAAACGCAGCGGAAACGGAAAGGCGCTGCAAAAATGCAGCGGGAGGTTCCTGCGTGTTCCCCGCTCTTTGACCGGGGCGGTCATGAATTTCCTCCTACCCCGCGCCCTCGAATCGCGAGGGGCGGGGAATGCGCAGGAGCGCCGCCGGTGGCGGAGAAAGCGACTAAGCCTTCGAGTGCGCGGCGCTGTCGCCGCAAGCAGAAGCGCCGCGGGGACGGCCTGCCGCGACGGTGGGCCAGATGCGCAGGATCAAAGAAAAGCAAAACGCCGCCCTGCCTGGGCCGAAGGACTGCGCTTGATGCGTGGTGTATTGACGTAGGCCCGGTGGGGCGGATACTAAAGCGTCCGGTGTGGTCCCCGGCTCTTGAAGCCGGCCATAGCCTTCACGGATCTGTTCCCCGCGCCCTCAGCGTTGAGGGCCGGGGACTGCATCGGAGATATCGACAGGAGGCAAGGCATGGGAAAGAAGCAGACAGCAGGGCAGACGCCGGTGCGCGTGGCGGTCAAGGACCTGCCGACAATACGCATCGACGAGCTGGTCCCCTATGCAAACAACGCGAAGATCCACGGGCCGGAGCAGATCGAGCAGCTGCGGCGCAGCCTGCGCGAGTTTGGCTTCGTCTCGCCGGTGCTGATCGACAAGGACAAGAACCTGATCGCCGGACATGGGCGCGTCGAGGCGGCGCGGGCCGAAGGCATGACCGAGGTCCCGTATGTGACGGTGAGCGAGCTGAGCGAGGCGCAGCGCCGCGCCTACATCATCGCCGACAACCGACTTTCCGAGACGGGAGAGTGGGACGCAGCGCGGCTCAAGTTTGAGATGGAGGAGCTGAACAGCCTTTCTTTCGACACCGCGCTAACCGGTTTCACGATGGACGAGATCGAGACGATCCATGTCAGCGCCCACGAGCGGGCGAAACCAGCGGCAGAAGAAAACCACTTCTGGGGAGATGTTGAGAGCGAAAGCGGCGAGGATTATGAGAAATTTGTGGATAAATTCAAGCCAAAACTCACCACCGACGACTGCTACACGCCGCAGAACATCTACGAGGCGATCCGCGACTGGGCTGTAAAGCACTACGGCTTGCAGGGCGCACCGGTTGTTCGGCCATTTTACCCCGGAGGCGACTATGAGCACGAGACCTACCCGGACGGCTGCGTGGTGATCGACAACCCGCCGTTTTCTATCCTCTCGCAGATCTGCCGATTTTACACGGAGCGCGGCATCCAATTTTTCCTCTTTGCGCCGGCACTGACGCTTTTTAGCATCGCGGACGGGACATGCAACTATTTGCCGATGTCTTGCCGCATCACTTATGAAAACGGCGCGGATGTGCGCACAAGCTTTGTGACCAACCTTGGAGACTGGAAAATTGAAACGATGCCGGAGCTGTGGCGCAGGGTGGATGAGCTGAACACGCAGAACACCTGTGAGGGTGCGGCGGAGTTGCCCGGATACACCTACCCGGACTGCGTGATGACGCCGATCCGCATTGCGCCGACCGCCAAGTGGCAGGCGCTGCGTGTGCGGGCGGAGGACGCCTCGTTTATTCGGGCGCTCGATGCGCAGCGCGATCATGGAAAAGCCATTTACGGCGCAGCATTTCTCCTTTCGGAAAAGGCGGCGGCGGAGAAGGCGGCGGCGGAGAAGGCGGCGGCGGAGAAGGCGGCGGCGGAGAAACGCGAGCAATTCGTTTGGGCGTTGAGCGACCGCGAAAAGGAAATTGTCGCCGCGCTGGGAAAGCATGACGATTGCTGAAGCGGAGCGGATCATGGCCGCGACGGAAAGCCCGTATCTCAAGCGGGACATGGAGGGATATATTCGGCGGCAGCGCAGAAAGGAGCGCGGAGATGGCAGGAACAAGACAACCGACCGATCTGGTCGTGAGGAACGGGCGCAAGCACCTGACACGCGCCGAGGAGGACGCGCGGCGCGACCGTGAGGTGGTGGTTCCGGCGCCGCAGCGGGCGAAGCCGCCCAAGTGGCTGCCCAAGGAGCTGCATCGCGAGTTTCGCGCGATCGGCAAGCAGCTCATCGACGTGGGGCTCTACACCGACCTCGACGCGGACAACCTCGGGCGCTATCTGGTCGCCCACCACGAGTATATCAGCGCGACGGCGGAGGTGCAGCGGGCCTTGACCCAGGCGCCGGGCCACGCGCGCGACTTAGAGGCGGCGGACGGCTGGGGCCGCGTGCAGGAGCGCTACTTCAAGCAGGCGCGCAACTGCGCGAACGACATGGGCCTGACGGTCTCGAGCCGCTGCCGGCTGGTCCTGCCGAGCAATCTGCCCGCGGCGGCGTTCACGCCGGATGGCGGGGCGGATGAGTTCACGGAGCGGCTGCGGCAGCGGCAGGCGGACGCGCTGGCGCGGAGCCTGTAGCATGGCATACGTTTTCGACCGCGAGGCGGGGCAGTTTGTGTGCGACTTCGTCGAGCGCCTGCCGACGACCGACACGGGAAAACTCTTCTCGCTCTACGACTGGCAGCGCGAGGCGCTGATGGAGTTTTACGGCACGATGGACGTGCCCGAATCGGGCACGGAGGAGGGCGCAGAGCGGCTGCGCCGGTATTGGTACCTCTACCTCGAGATCCCGAAGAAGAACGGCAAGAGCGAGCTGGCTGCGGCGCTGGCCCTCTATCACCTCTTCGCGGACGGCGAGCTGAACGCGGAGGTCTATGTCTGCGCGGCGGACAAGGAGAACGCTTCGATCGTCTACCGCGCGGCGGTCTTCATGGCGACGAGCGCGCCGTGGACGGCGAAGATGATCGCCCGCGGCGAGTTGAACATCGTGGAAAGCCGGAAGATCATCGAATACCGGCGGCGCGTGAAGACCGGGAACGGCGGCTACAAGTGGATCACGCTCGGCATCCTGCAGGTGCTCTCAGCCGATGCGGACACCAAGCACGGCTACAAGCCGAGCTGCGTCATCTTCGACGAGCTGCACGCCCAGCCCAACCGCCGTCTGTGGGACGTGATGACCGGCGAGGCCGGCGCAAGCCGGCGGCAGCCGGCGTGGATCGTGCTGACGACCGCGGGCGACGACCCCGACCGCAACTCGATCGGCTGGGAGATCCACGAGAGGGCGGTCGCCATCCGCGACGCGCGGCAGCTGCGGCGCATCCGCGCCGAGGGCGGCGACGCGCGCAAGGTCCTCTCTCTCCGGCATGCCAGCGACGAGGACCTTGCCGACGCCGAGCGCGAGCTGCTATCGCGCGATGAGGCCAACTGGCTGCCGATCCTCTACGGACTGACCGCAATGTTCGGCGACGACCCTGACGACTTGGAGGCGCTGGACATCTGGGACGAGAGCCTGTGGTTTCTCTGCAATCCCTCGCTCGGCAAGCACCTGCGGCTGCGCAACGTCCGCATGGAGGCGATGGCGGCCAAAAAGAATGAAGCAAATGAGCGGAAGTTCCGCTGGCTGCGGCTCAACCAATGGATCACGACGAAGTCGGTCGGCTGGATCTCGCTCAACCTCTATGACAAGACGCAATGGGGGCCGAGCAAAAAGCGCGAGCGCGAGGAATGGCTGCGGCAGCTGGACGGGAAGCTCTGCTACGGCGGCGTGGACCTTTCCACGAGCCGCGACCTGACGGCCTTTGTTCTGCTCTTCCCGCCCCAGCCGGGGCTGGACGCGGCGGTGCTGCTGCCCTATGGCATCTGGCGGCCCGAGGCGACGGTGGACGAGGCGGAAAAGCGCGACCACGTCCCCTACCGGGACTGGGCGCGTGCCGGCTTCCTCGACCTCTGCCCCGGCGAGGTCATCGACTACGGTGCGGTGGAGGAGCGCATCCGCGAGGCGCGGGAGCGCTACGACCTGCGCATGGTGGGCTTTGACCCGTATCTGAGCCGGACCATCACGCAGCGGCTCGCGCCGATCGTGCCGATCATCGAGATCCCGCAGGACCTCAAGAACATGAGCCCGGCGATGAAGGAGACGGACGACATGATGCAGCGCCACACGCTGCTGCACGTCCACAACACCTGCTTCCGCTGGACCTTTGGCAACGTCCGCTGCCATGCGGATGGAAACGGCAACATCAAACCGCTCAAGAATAAATCAACGGGGCGCATCGACCCGGCGGTCGCGAGCATCATCGTGATGGCCGTGTGGATGGTTGCCAGGAATCAGAAGCCCGATCTTGCCGCGGCGGTGGCACGGGCGGACTTCACGCTGTGAGGAGGAAGGCTGTGGAAAAGCTGCGAGACGCCGCGCTGCTGCTCGGCGTGCTGCTCATTACGCTCGGCGCGGGCATGATCTACCTGCCCGCCGGCTTGATCGTGGGCGGCATTATGATGATCGCAATGGCCGTCATTGACGGCTTTGACGATAGTGCAAACGACGAAGGGAGTGATGGTCAAGCATGAGCATCATCAAGGGCCTGCGCGCGGCGACCGCACGCTCGCCCACCGTGAGCAAGTCCGCAACGGTTGGCAGCCTGACGGCCTCCGGCGGTCTGGCCGTCGGCGAAGACCCGCAGAGCGCGGCGCGCAAGCTCAGCGCGGTCGACCGCTGCATTGAGCTGCTGAGCGACAGCATCGCGAAGCTGCCAAATTATGTGATCGACACAAGGACGCGCGAGCGCACGGACCACGAGCTGCTGCGGCTGCTGAACATCCGGCCGAACGAGGCTATGACCCCATTCATTCGCAAAAAGGTGCTGGAGACGAGCCGCCTTGAAGGCGGCAACGGCTACGACTGGATCGTGCGTGACGAGCGCACGGGCAAGCCGGTGGAGCTGATCCCGGTGCCGTGGTATCTGGTGCAGCCCTGGCACGACATGGCGGGCCGCGTGTGGTACGACGTAACGCATCCCTTCTCCGGCAAGGTCATGCGATTGCCGAACGAGGACGTGTGCCACTACAAGAACGCCACGCGCAACGGCCTGCTCGGTCTCGGCACGGTGACGCGCGCCGGCGAGGTGATCGCCGCGGCGCGGGCCGCGCAGGAGTATGAGCTGAGCTACTATGCCAACGGCGGGCAGCCGGGCGGCGTGCTGGAGACCGACACCGACCTCGGCGGCTATGTGCTGGACACCAAGGGAAATCCGGTCAAGGCGGCGGACGGCTCGCTCGTGACCAAGAAGGACCGGCTGCGCGCCGAGTGGGAGCGTGTCCACATGGGGCCGAGCAAGGCGCACCGGACGGCGATCCTCGACCTCGGTCTCAAGTACACGAGCATCGCGGGGACGAACCGCGATGCGCAGTTTGTGGAAAACAAGCAGCTGTCGATCACGGACATCGCGCGCTACTTTGGCGTCCCCCTCTACAAGCTCAACGAGGGCAAGCAGGCCTACGGCAGCAACGAGCAGAACGCGATCGAGTATGTCGTCGGCACGCTGCACCCCATCGTGACCCAGTACGAGGAGGAGCAGAGCTACAAGCTGCTGACCGACAGCGAGCTGGCCGCGGGGCTGGAGCTGCGCATCAACATGATGGCAGAGCTCAAGGGCGACACGGCGAGCCGCGCGAACTGGTACCGCACGATGAGCGAGCTGAGCGTATTTAGTCCCGACGACATCGCGGCGCTGGAGGATCTGCCGAACGTGCCGGGCGGCAACCGCAGGCGCGCGAGCCTGAACTATGTGCCGCTTGACCTGTGGCCGGAGCTGAGTGCGCAGAGAAACGGCGGCGCGGCCGCCGGAGAGGAGTAAACCACATGGAAATGATCTACAAGGCCGCACGGCTGGAAAAGGAAACCGCCGGCGCACTGGAGCTTGCAATGATCAACGAGCAGACGCTGCGGGAACTGACCGAGGATGAAGTGTTTACCTTCCGCCTGACGGCCTGTGACAACCAGGTCGACCGCGATGGCGAGCGCTTTACCGAGGCGACGCTTGAGCAGCTCGGCAAGCTCTACATCGGCAAGCCCGTGCTGCGTGACCACCGCTGGAGTGCGGAAACGCAGACCGCGCGCGTCTATGATGCGCATCTGGAAAAGCGGGGCGACATCAAGCGTCTGGTGCTCAGCTGCTACATGATCCGCACGGCGAGCACCGCAGACACCATCGCCGCCATCGAGGGCGGCATCCTGCGCGAGTGCAGCGTGGGCTGCGCGGTGGAGCATGTCAACTGCTCGATCTGCGGCGCGGACCAGCGCAAAACGCTGTGCGAGCACTGGCCGAACCGCGAGTATAACGGGCAGCTCTGCCACTTCGAGCTCGACGGCGCGGCGGACGCCTACGAGGTGAGCCTCGTGGCGGTGCCCGCGCAGCCGGAGGCCGGCGTGGTGAAGGCGAAGCGCTACGGCGGCGCCGAAATGAAGGAGACCCACGCGCCGGAGGGCGCGGATAACAACGAGCACTGGGCGGACGAGGCCGCACTGGAGCTTGAAAAAATGAGATTTTAAGGAGGCAAAAAATGCGCAGAAAGTACAACGACCTGCTGGCGAAGCGCGCCGGCATGCTCACGGAGGCCGAGGGCCTGCTTAAGGAGGGCAAGCGCGAGGACTATCGGAGCAAGATGACCGAGATCGAGAACCTCAACAGCGAGATCACCGAGGTCAAGACCCTCATCGACGAGCAGGACCGCCTGTTCATGCAGAAGCAGGATACTCCGGGCGAGGCCAGGGACAAGGCTCTCGAGCGCGCGGAGATCCTGCGCAAGGGCGGCGAGGTCAAGTTCAGCGCGGCGGAGGTCCGCAAGGCCATCACGCTCGCGACCACCTCGCTCGCCGAGCCCACCGGCGTAGGCCGCGACATCCGCGGCGGCGACGCGCCCCTCAGCGCGATCATCGACCAGGTCAGCGTGGTCAACCTCTCCGGCCTGGGCGAGTATCAGGAGCCTTATGTGATCTCTGAGCTCGACGCCAAGGTCGGCACGGTGGCCAGCACCGCGGGCAAAGCCCGCACGGCAAGCACCGACCCCACCTTCGGTGTGGCGCAGATCAAGCCCTACGACATGAGCGTGACGAGCTTTGTCGACCGCAATATTGGCAACCTGACCCCCGCGGACTATTACGCGAAGATCTACGGCATGGCGATGCGCGCCATGCGCCGCAAGTGCTCCGAGCTGATCGTCAACGGCGACGGTGAGAGCAGCCATGTGTTCTACGGCATGAAGATCGCCAAGAACAAGGCGGGCGCGAACATCTTCGCCAGCGTTGACGTGAGCGCGGTGGACGTCAACCTGCTCGACACCCTCTATTTTGCCTACGGCGCGGACACCGAGGTCGCCGGCAGCGCCCGCCTGCTGCTCACCAAGGAAGACCTCAAGGCCATCGGTCAGCTGCGCGGCACGAACGAAAAGCGCCGCCTGTTCACCATCGAGCCGGACATGGCCAACCCCAACGTCGGCGTGATCCGCGACGGCGGCGTGGTGATCCCCTACACCATCTGCCCGGACCTCACCAGCCTAAGCACCGCGACCGCGAGCACGAGCGCCGCGATCCAGACCATGATCTACGGCAACCCGCTCAACTATGAGCTGGGCCTGTTCTCCGACTTCACCGTGCGCGTGGACGAGAGCTACAAGGCGCAGGAGCGCCTGCTGACCATCCTCGGCGACGTGATGGTCGGCGGCAACCTTGTGGTCGACAAGGGCGTTGTCGTGGCGACGCTGCCCAAGAGCGGCTCGTAAGAAATGCTGACGGAGCATCTGGCGGACATCGCCGCCTATTGCAAGGTCGACGCGGACGACGCGGAGCTCCCCGGCTTTGTGGACGCGGCAGCGGCCTACCTCGCCGGCGCGGGCGTGCGCGAGCCGCAGGACGGCTCGCCGCGCTATGCGCAGTATCTGCAGTGCGTCAAGTACCTCGCGCTCGACCTCTACGACCGGCGCGACACGGCGGTCGATGGGGCGCTCGGCGACAATCCCGCCTTTCGGCGCCTCATCAACCAGCTCAAGCTCACCGAGCCTGTGCCCGATTCGGGCACGGGCGAGGGAGCGGAGGGAGGCGCGTGATGCACGTTGACGCAGGAAAACTCTCGAAGCGCATCCAGTTTTTGCGCAAGACGACCAAAAAGGACGCCGACGGCTACGACGTACCCGGCGAGCCGGAGCTCGTGCGCGAGACCTGGGCGCAGGTCTCGCAGACGAGCGGCACGGAGCTGATCCGGGCAAATGCGGAGTTCGGCGAGGCGAAGGTGCGCTTTCTCACGCGCGTGAACCCGGAGCTGCTTGACCGGCGGCTCCTGATCCGCTACGACGGGCGCGACTATAACATCCTCTACGTCAACACCTACGGCGACGAGGGGAAGTACATGGAGTTCTGGTGCGAGCGCATCACGCAGGAGGGCAAGGTATGACGCTGAATGAGAGAATCATCGCGGTCGTGACGCCGATCGTGCCGGTGTGCGTGCCGGATCTGCTGGTCACAGAGGCGGGCGAGACGCCGCTGGAGGAATACTGCACGTTCAATTTCCCGCTCGAGCCCGAGGCGCTTGCCGACGACACCGCGCAGCTGCAGCGCGCGCTCGTGCAGCTGCACTACTTCGCGCCGCTCAAGACGAACACCGTGCCAACGCGCCGCGCACTCTGGGCGGCGATCGCAGCCGCGGAGGACTTTTCCCCCGCACTGATCGAAAACGCGACCGACCACACAGGACAGCACTATGTCTTTGAGTTCGATGCGGTTGGGCGCTGGCTGGGAGATGAGCGCAGTGGCTGAGATCCGTTTTGACGGGCTGGACACCTTTGTCCTCTCGATGCGGCAGGTCGCGGACCTGCCCGACGACGTGCATGACGCGATGCTCAACGCCGGGGCTGACGTGGTGGTCGAGGCACAGCGCGCCGAGGCGCGCAAGCTCGGCAAGCCTGGCGGCTACCGCAACAGCCGACAGAGGCGCGACTATTCGACCGGCATCACGGCGGAGTGCATCAAAAAGGGCAAGGTCAAAGTGAAAAACGGCGAGCGCGGCATCTATGTGACGCCTACCGGCACGCGCCGGCGCGGCAATACGACCACGCGCAACGCCGAGATCGCCTACGTCAACGAGTACGGCACGGATAGCATCCAGGCGCGCGGCTTTATCCGCAAGGCCAACGAGAAGTGCGCCGACGAGACCACGACCGCAGAGTTTATGGTCTACAACCGATTCCTCGAATCCAAAAACCTGTAAAGGAGGGCACAACTATGCCTCAGTACGGAGCGAAAAATCTCCAGTGGGCGCCGTTCGCGGCGTCAAACCCCGAGCCGGAGGACGCACTGCCCAACTACGGCACGCCGATGAAGCTCGGCGACCTCATGAGCGTCGCCGAAACGCTCAACTTTTCCGAGGTCGAATCGCGCGCGGACGATGTGCGCAAGATCTACCTGCGCGAGTTCGTTGACGGCTCGCTTGCCGTCGGCGTGCTGGAGCTGCCCAACGAGACCGCCTCGGCCGTCACCGGCGCGCAGATCGACAGCACCGAAGGCGCGAAGGACATCCATTTCTCCAGCAACGACACCGCGCCCTACGGCTGCCTCGGCTTTTACACGACCAACATCAAGGCCGACGGCTCGAAGTATTACAAGGGCATCTTCTACCCCAAGGTCAAGGCGAGCCTCGACGGGCGCACCTATAACACAAAGCAGAAGACCATCGTGCTCGACAGCCCCAAGCTGACGCTTTCGGTGGACGCCTGCAACACCGGCGAGTACCGCATCGAAAGCGACGAGCTCACGACCGAGGCCGCCGCGAAGACGTGGGTCAACGGCAAGGTCAAGGCCACGTCCGGCGGCTAAGGAATCCGAAAAGGCGCAGCACCCCGCTGCGCCTTTTCTCAAATCGGAGGCAAATATGAAACTACACGAAGTTGATCTTTGCGGGCAGCACCTGTATCTCTGCCTCAACGGGCAGGCGCTGTTCGACATTTACGATAAATTTGGCACCAAGGGCTTTATCACCGACCCCCTCAAGGACAGCGGCAAGAAGAGCTTCGAGGCGGTGTGCTATTACCTATTCAAGCTCTCCGAGCAGGGCGAGCTCTACCGGCGCTGGCAGGGCCAGACGCACGGCCCCGTCCTCACCGAGCAGTTTTTCCGCGTCAACCTTGCCCCGCATGAGGTCGCCGCGGCAAAGGACGCCATCCTCGCCGCCATCGTCCTCGGCTTCCGGCGCGAGGAAAAAGAGACGGGCGACCTTGACCTCGGCCTTGTGGAGCTTCAAAAAAAAACGGGATCTCCGTGACGCGCGCGCTCTGGCTCCAGCTCCTGACGCAGTTCCTGCGTCTGAGCGTCCGCGAGGGACTGCTGCTCACACCTGGGCAGGTCATGGACCTGCAGACACTTGAGGAGCGGCGGCGCGAACTGGAAAGAGAGGAGGGTGCGTAATGGCAGTACGCCAGATCACCACACGGCTTGCCATCGACGGCGAGCAGGAATACAAAAAGCAGCTCGCGGCGGTCAACCGCGAGCTCGGCAACCTCGGCGCGGAGATGAAGCTCGTCGACGCGCAGTTTAAGGGGCAGGCGAACAGCTCCGAGGCGCTGCGCGCCAAGCACGACCTGCTCAAGAAGTCCATTGAGCAGCAGGTCGGCAAGATCGTCTCCCTCGAGGGCGCGGTCGAGGAGGCAACGGCGGCCTTCGGCGAGGCGGACAGCCGCACCGACAGCTACCGCAGGCAGCTGCTCAGCGCGGAGACCGCGCTCGCGAAGCTCAACGACGAGCTGAGTGAGAACGACAAACTGCTTAAAGAGGCTGAGGACAGCGCGGACGGCTGCGCGAAAAGCATCGACGGTTACGGCAAGGCGGTCAAGGATGCCGCAGGCAAAACCGATGATCTCGACGATGGCCTCGGCGGCATCGGTGGCGCACTCAAGGGCCTGCGCAACGAGGACGGCAGCTTTAACCTTGGCGGCGTAACTTCGGCGCTCGGCAACCTCAAGGGGCTGCTGGTTGGCGGCGCCATCGTCACAGGCGCAAAGGCGGTCAAAGATGCGATCTTTGAGATCGTAGAATCGACCGAGGAATACCGCAAGATCATGGGCACGCTTGAGGTCTCCAGCGCGGCCGCCGGCTACACAGCTGAGGAGACTACGCAGGTCTACCAAGAGCTGCAGGCCGTGCTTGGCGACACGCAGACCGCCGCGACCGCGACGGCGAACCTGCAAGCCCTCGGCCTCGCGCAGGAAGACCTCAAAGTCCTTATTGACGAGGTCATCGGCGCATGGGCGACCTACGGCGACTCGATCCCGATCGACAGTCTCTCCGAGGCCATCAATGAGACCGTGCAGGCCGGAAAGGTCACCGGCGTCTTCGCGGACGTGCTCAACTGGGCGGGCGTCAATGAGGACGAGTTCAACCGGCAGCTCGAAGCCTGCGCCGATACATCCGAGCGTGCGCAGCTTGTGCTTGTGCAGCTTGCCAACCAGGGCCTGCGCGAGACCGGGCAGGCGTGGAAGGACGCCAACCAGGACATTATGGAAATGAACCGCTCGCAGGAGGAGCTCAACGCGGCGATGGCGCGGTTGGGCGAGCTGCTGACACCCATTGCGGCTGGTATCGTCGGATTCACGGCGGACATTGTTGAGGACGTAACGGCTGCGATCACTGCTATTAGTGATCTGATCTCGAAGATCCGCGAGGCACGCGAGGAAGCAAACGAAAAAAACGTGGAGCGCTCGTCCACCTCGAAGAACTCCCGCTACCGCGCCGAGGCGAGGCTGCGCGAGCACCTCTCCGGCTCCCACGCCGCGGGGCTCGACCGCGTGCCCTACGACGGCTATCTCGCCGAGCTCCACGCGGACGAGGCAGTGCTCAACGCGCAGGAGGCCGCGCTCTGGCGCTCTGCCGCGCGCCACGGCGCGTCCGGCGCTCCGTCGGCATCTCCCCCAGCCCCGTCTCCCGCGACCGCACTGAGCGCCGCACGGCGCGAAAACGTGACCATTGACGTCACGCTCGAGCTGGACGGCCAGACACTCGCGCGCAAGCAATACCCGCTCATGCAGGCCGAGGGCCGCCGGCGCGGCACCCCGCTGGCCGGAAAGGAGGGCACCTGATGGCAAAATACCCCTTCATTGTGGATGGGCAGGACTTCACCCACCTGTTCCACAAATACGGCTACGAGGTCACCTACGAGTTCCGCGAGGGCGAGAACGGCGGCCTCATGTGCTCCGGCGAGGAGCAGCGCGATCTGCTCGCCATCAAGCCGACGATCGTCGGCACCACCAACGACGCGCCGACCGAGCGCATCACCGCGCTGCTGACGGCGTGCCTCAAAAACGAAGTCCTCTTCCGCTACTTCGACCCCTGGACCGGCGCGGAGAAAACCATCACCGCGCACCCCACGGTCGACACCGTGTCCGTCCTGCTTGACGACAGCGGCACGCACTGGTGGAGGGGCTTCCGCGTGACCATGAGGGCCAAATGATGAGTCTGAACACCGTAAAATACAAAGGCGAGCTCCTCGCCGAGGACGAGCGCATCAGCACCGACACCCCCGGCGTGCTGGGCGAGTATAAGGAGCTGCGCGCGGACGCGCTCGAGGCGGACACGCTCGACATCACCGTCGTGTCCGAATCGGGCACGATCCGGAATTTCAAGAAAAACGACAAGGTCGAGTATTTCCGCTCCGGCAGCCGCGTCGGCGTCTACTACCTGCAGAGCGTCACGCGCGTGGGGCCGAAGCTCTACACGCTCTCTGCGCTTTCCGCGGTCGGGCTGCTGATCGTCCGGCCGCACCGCGGCGGCATCTACACCGGGCAGACGGTCGCCGAGGTCGTCGCGGAGATCTGCGGCGATATCCCCGTGCTCATCGAGACCGTCTACCGCGGCATCAAGCTCTACGGCTGGCTGCCCATCGCCTCGGCGCGCGACAGCCTTGTGCAGGTGCTCTTTGCCATCGGCGCGTGGCTGCACACGGACGAGAACGGCACGCTGCGCGTGCAGAAGCTCTGGAACGGCACGGCAAGCATCATCGGCCCCGGGAGCGTCCATGCCGCAAACATCCAAGTCAAGTACCTCGACCCCGTCAGCGCGGTCGCCGTCACCGAGCACCAGTACATTGCCGGCACGGAGGACGTCACGCTTTTCGAGGGCACGGCCCAGCAGGGCGACGTGATCGAGTTTGACGAGCCGGCGCACACGCTCACGGCCGAGGGCTTCGCTATCCTTGAGAGCGGCGCGAACTACGCCGTCCTCTCCGCGGGCACCGGCAAGCTCACCGGCAAAAGCTACGTCCACAACCGGCGCGTCGTCACGCGCACCGTGACCGAGGGCGCGGCGGAGAACGTCGAGGAGATCGCCGACGCGACGCTCGTCTCGCTCGTCAACTCCTCCGCGGTCGCGCAGCGCATGGCAGCCTATTACGCCTGCCGCGAGCAGCTCACCGTGGACGTCAACCCAGCAGCTGAGCACGCCGGGCACGTCGTCTCGCTCTGGAATGAGTGGGACAAACAGCAGACGCTTGCCTGCATCGCCTCGCGCGAGACGAAGATCTCCGGCCTGCTCAAGTCCCGCACCTCGGCGCTCGTCGGCTTTCTGCCCCCGCAGCCGGAATCATCGGAGTATTTTGACGAACGCGTCATCCTCACAGGCGCAGGCGAGTGGACGGTCCCGGAGGGCGTCACGAGCTACACCCGCGTCCTTATCGGCGGCGGGCGCGGCGGCAGCAGCGGCCATCGGGGCGAAAGCCCCGCCGTGCGCGCATCGAAGTCATGGACCGAGAAATCTGACGCTCTCAGGCGCTACGTCGGCTTTAACAAAGGCGTCTCGCTGGAGGGCGGAAATGGCGGCATGCCCGGCGTGCCGGGCGAAGGCGGCAAGGTGCTGGTCGAGACCGTCACCGACGCCGTACCGGGCGCAAAGGTCCCCTATGCCTGCGGAAGGGGCGGCTACGGCGGCGTCTTTTCGCAGGGCAACGACGTGGGCGCGCCCGGTACCGCGACCACAATGGGCGGCGCAACGAGCGACACAGGCTCGTCGAGCGAGGCGGGCTACACCGACGCGATCACGGGCGAGGTTTTTGCCGCCAAAGGCAAAAGCGGCATCGCGGGCAGCCCGGGCAACGGCTACACATGGAGCGACGGAAAATACACATACCGGCCAAGTCCCTCGATCACCGTCGATGGTGTGACCTACTCCGCAGGAAAAGACAAAGATGAGGTCGAGGGAGAAGACGGGCGGGGCGATTACAAAATTGCGCCCTACGGTTACGTCGGCTACAAATGGCTCGGCGGTTACGGCGGCGGCGCGGCGGCAGGCTCCAACGGAAACGACGGCCTTGCAAACGGCAGCGGCGATGCTTATATCGGCTCTTCGAGCGCATTCGCGACGGTCACGGCGGCGCGCGGCGGCGCGGGCGCAGACGCAAAGCCGCCCGCCAAGGAGAGCCGTTTCGGCTGCGGCGGCACAAGCGGCCACGGCGGCGGTGGCGCGGGTGCCAACGGCTTGGCGGAAGCGCGCCAGACGTCCTCGGAAAATATATCGGTCTCGCAGGCGTCTCTGACCGCAAGGGACCCCGAACCAGCCCCGGGCGGTCGCGGCTCCGACGGCGGCGAGGCAGGCGACGGCTGCATCATCATCTACTACCGCAAGCTCAAGCCGTTCAGTGCGGGCTGGCTGCGCGACAACACCCAAAAGCCGCTGCTCGACCGCCTCGGGCGCAGGCTCATTGTTTAAGGAGGTATCATTATGCCTGACGATTATTACGTTTTACAACGCTCCGGCGAGGAGATCGAGGAGCTGCTCGACAAGGCGGGCTCCGCCACAGGCGCTGTCCGCTACGACGCAGCGCAGACCCTCACCGACGAGCAGAAGACGCAGGCACGGGGAAATATCAACGCTTCCCCCGGTGGGTTTGGGCTGGGAGATTTTCAAGGAGTAGCTCTTGAGTCATCGGTAGAAGGTGGATTAAATACTGCTGTAAAATGTGGGTGGTATTATTTTGGCGGCGATGGATCTATTGCTAATGCACCGTCTCTTCCGGATGGCGGTTATGGAGCATTATTAGTCTCTTCTCGATCAAGCAGTAGCACAGTCGTACAAATATGTTTCGTCAAAATAGTCTCGACGATTGCAATTCGGCGTAGAGTTGTCGGCGAATGGCAACCCTGGGAGTACCTCAATCCACCCATGCAGCTCGGCGTTGAATACCGCACCACGGAGCGGTATCTCGACAAACCGGTGTATGCCAAACTGGTCAATTTCGGGGCACTGCCAAACGCTACACAGAAAGTCGTTAAACACAATATCCCCAATGTGTCCAGCGTTATATCAGTGTATGGGTCGGCCCAAGATCAAGCTATTGGTGTAGGAGCGTTTGGCGCGCAGGTCACCGGCATTAACGCGGATAACACAAATGTCGCAATTTGGACATCTGCTGATTTGTCTAATTACAGCGCTTATGTTGCCATGAAGTACACCAAAACCACGGACTAAGGAGGAAACGCCATGAAAATTATCAAATATCAGCTCTGCACCGAGGTCAACCACGGCACGGAAGAACAGCCGAATATTGAGCAGGTGTTCTCTGAAGCGTCCCTTGGCTGGAGCGAGGCCAATGAGAAAATTGCCAAGGCCGAAGCCTACAACGGCGAGTACATTATCGAGGACGACGGCAAGCCCGAGCCTGCCCCGACCCAGCTTGACCGCATCGAAGCGCAGACCACCTACACCGCCATGATGACCGACACGCTGATGGAGGGCTGAGATGAAAGAGAAAATCGCAAAGTGGTTCGCGCAAGGTCTTTGGACCGCCGGCATGGTGCGCAACGCCGTGGAAAAGGGCATCCTCAGCGCGCAGGACTATGAGGAGATCACCGGCGAGAAATACGCTGATGATAAATAAATTTTGAACAAAGAAAAGGAGAACAAAACTATGGCTATCGCAACTCGTATCGCATCCGACGGCAAGCTTATCAAGGTCACGGACACCCCCGCGGGCCTGAGCGAAAACTCGGGCGTCAAGAACAGCATCGTGCAGCCCGTCATGGCGCGCGACCTTTCCCGCGCCGGCACGGAGGTATATGTCGCCCCCTGCTACAAGCTCACCTACGACGCAGACGGCTACTGCGTCAAGACGGAGAAGTGCCACATCCCCGAGGACATCGCGGAAAAGCTCATGGAGCTGAACAAGTAAAAAAGCCGCCCTCCGGGGCGGCAAATTGACAAAGCGCGGCAGACTGTGCTATAATTCGCCTGCCGGTAAGAACGGCAAGGTTGTCCACTTCCTGCAAAGGAGGTGCGCGATGGTTACATACGCTGATATGTTCACATATTCGCTTGTGCTCATCGGTCTTGCGTCTCTGATCTTCACGGTCACAAGACATAAGAAATAACCGCCCACCATAGCGGTAAGCGGCGTTTCCTTCGAGCTATAAACTCACTGAGGGACGACCGCCACCAGCAATGGCAGCCGTTCTTACTGGCCTAAATATAGCACACCTAAAGCCGCTTTGTCAAGCACGACAAGGCGGCTTTTTTCGCGCCGCCGGAAAGAGAGACAACGCCTATGGAAAGTTTATCGAAATTAGCGGCGCTGTGCTCGGAGATCACGGTCATTCTGGCCGCGCTGGCGATGCTCATTAAGCCCATCCGGAGCAAGCTGCTGGGGCTGGACAAGCTGACCGACGCGCTCAAATGCCAGCTCCGGCACGACATGCTGCACACCTACTACCGCCACAGGGAGGGCCGCACCATCCGGCAGTACGAGCTGGAGGATTTTCTCTATCTCTACCGCGGGTACAAGGCCCTCGGTGGAAACAGTTTCATTGACCGAATCAAAAGCGAGATCGACGAGTGGGAGGTGATATCATGAAAGACGTCAAGGGCTCCACCAGCGAAGAGATCCGCATGATAAAGGCCATCCAGCGCTCCGTCGGGGCGCTGGACAACGGCTGGATTGGAAACCAGACCTTGAGCGACATCGCCGCCAAGCTCGGCGCGGACTGCTTTCCGCTCAACGTCGAGCTGTACGGTCAGCCCTGCATTATCGCGCGGGACATTGAGCCTGTCAACATGAGCGGGCCGCTGCCGCGCAACGCAATCTCGGGGAGCTTTTCTTGGCAGGGCCAGCCCTGCTCCATCCTCGTGCGCGGCGGCAGGGTGGTGCGCAACTGGAGCTGTCATTATCCTCGCCCCGAGAGCGTGCTCTACAAGACCACGGACGGCGCGGTGCGCATGGCCCGCGTGTCCTCGGCGGCGGCGCTGGGCGGCGTCGTGTGGGCGGTCGGTGGGCTTGGCTTGCTTGACCGCTATGCCCCCGCGGCGGAGGGCTTTGTGGGCGCTTACTCCGATGTGCTGCGCAAGACCAACCACACCGTCCTTGGCTACAAGGGCGGGCTGCTCTACGGCGTGTACTGCAAGAACATGACCGCGCAGCAGGTCAACGCCTTTTGTCGGGACAAGCTCAAGCTGGAATACGCCGTCATGCTCGACGGCGGGCACGTCGCCGCCATCAACGGCGCGTGTAACAAGATCAACACACAGACGCGGCAATTTTACGCCGTGCGGTTTCTGTAAAGGAGGCAGAAATGCAAAATCGAATTGCCAATCTTCTCACAGTCAAGAGCATCGTGACCATCGTGCTCACGGCGGTTTTCTCGGTGCTTGCCCTGCGCGGCAGCATCAGCGGGACGGAGTTTCTGACGATCTTCACGACCATCATCGCCTTCTACTTCGGCACGCAGACCGAAAAGAAGAAAAATGAAGAGGTTTCTTGAGACCCTGACCGCGTGGGAGGGCGCGGTGCGCGGCGACGCGGTACATAAGCAGATCGTAGACGCCTACAACAGCTTCCTGCCCCATCCGCGCGGCTACAGGCTCACCTATTCGGACGACTACTGCGCGGCGATGGTGTCCGCGGCGGCGATCCTCTGCGGCCTGACAGAGGTGCTCCCCATCGAGTGCAGCTGCGGCGAGCAGATGCGGTGGTATCAGGCGCGCGGCCAGTGGGTCGAGGACGACGCGCACATCCCCGCGGTCGGCGAACAGGTTTTCTACTGCTGGAACGACCGCAAGGACTACGCCCTCACGGACTGCACGGGCGCGCCCAACCACACCGGCATCGTGACCGCCTGTGACGATCAGAGCTTCACGGTGTTCGAGGGGAACAAGGGCAAGGAGCACGAGTGCGCGTACCGCGTCATTCCCGTCAACGGGCGCTATATCCGCGGCTTCGGCATACCGAAATACCCCGCGGACAAGACCGTGCTCACGCGCGGCGACAAGGGCGCGGCGGTCGGCAAGCTGCAAGAGCTTCTTAACGCTTGCGGCTATGAGCTGGATGTGGATAACTCCTTCGGCCCCGCGACGCAGAAGGCGTGGGGAGAGTACATCGCCGCGTACATTCTCAAGGCCCTAAAATGATTTGTGCCCGATTCGGGCACGGAAAGGAAAACCGGTGGGAAGTCTGCAACACTTCCCCTCGCGTGGGCGCCTGCAAGCCGTGGTGCCTCTATGGACACACAGCACAGAGAGATCCGCGCTCAACTTTCCGCGATGGCTCCGCGCAGGGCCATTTCCTACATTCGTTCCTTCGACCTGCCGCCCGACGAGGCCGCGAGCCTCATCGAGTGCGACGTGCGCGGGCGGTCCTGCGTGCAGGCGGCGGAGCTGCTCCACCTCAGCGTGGACGGCCTCGCCAAGCTGCGCCGCCGCGCCTACCGAAAAATCGCAGACGGACAAAACGAGAGCACCGGCTAATCGTCGGCGCTCTCTTTTTTATGGGCAGGGCAGAACGCGGGCAGTTTGCGGGCAGTTTGCAAGGCGGAAACCGCGGTACGATAGAGGCAGAACAAAAGGAGGTGCAGCGCATGGAGCAATTTGCGATCGCCGGCTATTCCGGCAGCGGCTGCGTGATGGTCGCCATCGACGGCAGCGAGATCTATCAGGTGGACTATTTCGGCAACCGTCAGCAGCTCATCGGCAAGACCGCCTCGGCCTATGCCGAGCTGGAATCCACCACGCAGGAGTACTACGACAAGCTCGTCGAGCTGGGCGTCATCACTCCGCCCAAGACGCAGGAGGAGCTAATGGGCGAGATGCAGTCGGCCATGAGCGACATGGCGGAGATCATCAAGGGCCTCTCGGCCCAGGTAAAGGAGCTGAAGGAAAATGGACCTCAAGCAACTCTTAGCGGCAGCGGCGAGAATGTTCCCCAGCGCCGACCTGCAAGGCGCGGCGGCGAGAGCGGAGCAGGCGATCAGCGGGACGGCTGACACGCTCGAGGGCGTGCAGAGCACCGCGCGCCGGCTCGGCATCGACCCCAACATCGCCAACAGCCTCTATGCGCGCTACGGGCGCACGATGCAGGCAAAGGCCCTGTGCGGCCTCCTCGGCACGACACCGGAGGCTTTGCGATCTGATGCCAATAAAATACTCGGCGGCGCGCAAAACGCCTCACAGGCCCCTCAAAAGGGCAAAGCGGGGCAGTCCACAAAATTCCCCCGGCTCAAGCAGCCGTAGGAATAAATATTTTGTGAAAGGAGCACGAACACATGGAAGAGCGCAGCACCGGTATGAGCTGGATCGCAGTCCTGTTTGTCATCATCGTGGTCGTCGCCATCTTCGGCGGCAACCTCGGCGGCGGCTGGGGCTGGAATCGCAGCGGAAACCCCTATCCCGCGCCGGAGGGCGGCTGCAACCGCGTGAGCAACTGCCAGGTCGAGAAGCAGGAGATCGTCGACGCGGCGCGCACGCAGTATCTCATTGAGCAGCAGAGCAACAGCACCCGCGCGGCCATCAACGCAAGCACGGAGGCCATCACCTCGCAGGCGAGCCGCATCTACGAGCAGCACCTGCAGGAGACCATCTTTGACCTCAAGATGGAGAACCAGAACCTCAAGAACGGCATCTTTACCAAGGAGCAGACCGACGCTCTGGCCGCAAAGATCTCCGATTGCTGCTGCGGCTTTAATCGCCGCCTCGACGCGATCGAGTGCCGTATGCTGACGAAGCCGAACCTCTACGGCGTGGCCGCCACCGGCGCGGGGCAGATCATCCCCGCGTCCTGCGGCTGCAACGGCAGCACCAACCTCTAACCATTTTCGCGGCATCGCGAAAATGGTAGGCCCTGCAGGCCGGGAAGCAGGCGGGGCAAATGCCCCGCCTATCTTATTTTGAAAGGAGACACCAAAATGTCCTGTAAATCCGCTCTCTATGCTGCCATGCAGACGCCCTCCGCGGTCGCGGTCGGCGGCGTCATCCCGCTCGGCAGCCTCATCCGCCGCTACGGCTGCGATCTTAGCCTCAACGGCAACGCCGTCAACATCACCGGCGCGGGCTACTACGACGTCGACGCCTCGCTCACCGTCGCGCCCGCCGCAGTCGGCACCGTCACCGTCACGCTCTTTAAGGACGGCGTGGCTGTCCCCGGCGCGACCGCCTCGGCGACCGCCGCTGCTGCGGACGATGCGCTTGACCTCAACATCACGGCTCTCGTGCGGCAGGTCTGCTGCGCTGCGGGCTCCGCTCTGACGCTGGTGCTCACCGGCGCCGCTGCGTCGGTCGAAAATGTGGCGCTGCGCGTCCAGCGGATCTGAGAGGTGCGCTATGATGCAGCTCTTGATCGGTATGCTGCTCGGCGCGATGGTATCCACCCCCACGGGCCGCAGCATCGGCAACCAGATCGGCGACGCAGCGCTTAAAAAGGTCAAGGACGCCGTGCAGGCGTCCGCGGCCGGAGAGGAGGCAGACGATGGAAAATCTGCATGAGCAGCTCAAGGCTTATATCCCCAAGCTCGAGCGCAGCATCCAGTCCTACATGACGCAGACGCCGCCCTCGCCCAATTCCGCGCAGGGCATTATGGCGATGTGGGAGTGCCTGACCATGCTCAAGGCGGCGGAGGCGGGAACCTGCGGCGAGTTTACCCGCGAGCAGGCCGAGCAGTGGGCGCAGCACATGCGCAACACAGACGGCAGCACCGGCGCGCACTGGAGCATGGAGCAGACCACCTCGCTCGCCGAGAGCCTCGGCGTGAGCCGCGACGAGGTCTCGCCCTGGTGCTGGTGGATCGCCGTAAACATGATGTACTCCGACTATTACGGCGTCGCCTCCCACTTCGGCGTCGCCACGCCGGAGTTCTTCGCGGAGCTCGCCCGCGCCTTCCTTCTTGACGAGGACGGCCCCGGCCCGAAGCCCAAGATGTCCGCCTACTACTGCGGCATCGTCAAGGGCAAGGACTGACCGCTATTTGCCCGCTACGGTCAAAATATCTGTGCCCGCTATAATGCCCCCTATGAGTTCTTTTTAATCGCCGCAAAGCACCACAAAATGTCACACTTGCAAAAAGCAAAAAAGAAAGGAAAAAGCCTGCTGTTGCAGGCTTTTTCCTTATTTGGCGCGGAAGAGAGGATTTGAACCTCCGCGGCGCTTTTTACACACCCTACTCCCTTAGCAGGGGTAGAAAAGCCCTTTAATATCAAGCGCTTGCGGCGATTTGCCCGCTACGGTGACTGCTATGTTTCCTCCTTGAGTCTGTCCATATCCTTCTGCCCGAGAATGTTGATCCCCTCGTGCATCGCCATCGTGTCCGGGTGGATGTAGCGCTCGGTGGTCGTGATCTTGCTGTGGCGCATGATCTCCTTAATGACCGTGAGGTGGACATTATCCAGCGCGAGCGCGGTCGCGGTCGTGTGGCGGCAGGAATATGGCTTGAGGTCGCGCACGCCGCAGCGCGCCTCGGCGCTGTGAAATTCTGCGTAAAAGTTGTCCTCGTTCATGTCCAGCACTTTTCCTTTTCGGCTGGCGGAGGCTTCGCAGAGCTGGCGTAGCACGGGCTCGATGAGCGCGGGGAAGACGATAGGCGTCTGCTTGCGTATGTCGGTTTTGAGACCGGCGCCGATGATCTCATGCGTCTCAAAGTTTACCATTGCTTTTGTCAGATTTTTAAGCTCGCCGGGCATCATGCCCGTGTAGATCATCAGCAAGATGTATCCGACAAAAATATCGCCGTTGGCATAGGCTTTCCAAAACGCCACGATCTCGTCTTTGGTGTAAGGCTGTATCTTTTTCTCCTGCAGCGGCGGCAGTTCGATGTAGGGCGCGAGATTGGTCGGCACCGCGCCCTCCGCGACTGCGCGATCATAGAGGTGCGAGAGCACCGTGCGCATATCCTTTGCGGGGTAGTGGGTGCTCGTCTGTGCGTCCACGGTATCCTGCAGGCGCTGGATCGTCAGCTTGCTGATCGGCAGGTGCGCGATGGACTTTAACCGGCCCCAGGCGATCTGGTGCGCCATGCGGCGCGAATCGGAGAGCTTTGGCAGAGACGCGCCCTCATAGTGCATCCAGTAATCGCTGAGCGTGGGAAGCTTGACCTCCCGCATCTCAGGAGGATTGGCTGCGTAGGCCAGAGCGGCGGTCTTGGTCGGAAAGCCGCCCTTGTAGTGGCGCAGCTGCTTGAGCTTGCCGCCCTCTGCGCGGAAGCCGACCGTCCACACGGCGGTCCATGTCGAGCCGCGCTTGCGTGCGGAGCCTTGCCCGCTGCCGCGCTTGCCGGTGCGCGGCTTCGGCGGCGGTGCCACAAGCCGCTTGCCGCAGTAGCAGCAGAACACGGCGTCGTCCGGGATCTCCCGCTGGCATTTGGTGCAGTTCATCGCGCCGCCTCCCTTCGCGAAAAATGGAACGACCGCCGCCATGCCGGGCGGCGGCCGTTTGTGTCATGTTCCTGCTGTATCGTCTCGGATTTCCGCGGGAAATTCTGCGATTTCGTTGTCCGAAAACCCCGCGTCAGCCAAAAACGATTTACGCTTTTCTACGGCATTGTCGATCAGATCATTGACTTTGCCGAGGTATTCCTGAAATTTGTCATAATCGAATGCTTCGCCGCCGTCAATATAGTCCTTTATGGCCTCGCACACAACGCGCGCGTTTGCCGTGTACGCGCGCGCAGCGCCGACATAAAGGATAGCCGGCTGAGTGTCGGCGTCAAAGCTGTCGAGCGAATCTTGGCTGGATTGAAGCACTGCAATCATAACACCAAGGACGTCTGTGTCACCTCTGTCGGCGGCATCTGCGACAACATCGTCGAGGGCCTGCAGCTGATCGCTTGCGGTTGTGACGACCGCCCACACTTGAGAGTCTAACTCCTTAGCGGCGATCTGGGACTCCGTCTCCGCCGGCTCGCCGCAGGCGGTCAGGGTAAAAGCGAGGGCAAGCGCGAGGACCATTGCAAGAGACCGCTTCATGGCTTTGCCTTCTTTCCGTGCCCGAATCGGGCACAATTTTTTATATTTTCCCGCAGGTTAACGGGAATTTAACGGTTTCTCTGCCTTTTTCGACAGAATCTTGTCAAAAAAGGTGCTATGGTTAAAATACACGCAGGTGCTCCGGAGGTGTCAGCTCGCCTGCGCAGGCCCCGTCGTCAGTTGCAGGGGCGGCGGGGCCGCTTTACAATGGAATATCTGGCCGGTCTAAAATACGAGTAAAGAGAGGTACATAGACATGTCAGATCAGCACAGCGCGCCGCAGGACTTGACCGAGTTACACCAACGCCTCATCGAGAAATACCGGCGGCTTACGCCGGAAAACCGTGGGCGTCTCATGGCCTATCTTGAGACGATAACAGCAGGTCCAGATATTCCTCCAGCTTTTCCCGATTCCGCGCGCTGAGCGCGTCATACCCGGCCAGCAGCCTGTCCTCCTCCGAGGGCGGGCTGCTTTGCTGTTTTTCGCCGAGCAAATCAGCGGTCGTCGTGCCGAGGACTTGTGCGATTTTCACAAGAAAACGATTGTATGAATTGGACTTCCCACGTCGCCAGTCACTAACGGTCGATTCTTTTACTCCAACCGCTTCGGCAAAGGCTTTTTGCTCCATTCCCAGTTTGTCAAGCAGCTCAAAAATGCGGATTTTGGTATCCATACAGGGGAGTCCTCCAATGGCAAAAAAGAATAGGCAAATTTGTGTCAGTTTAACAAATCTGGAAAAATTCCAGATAAACGCTTGACAGATGGAATTTTTCCGATTAAGATAGGCATACAAGGTAAACGCAAGGTTTACACGAAAGGAAAGGAGGTGCGAAGCGGTGAAGCGCTTCGACGGATCATGGGCACAGCTGATTCTTTCATTTGCGGCTCTTCTGTTGTCGTTGGCGGCTTTCATCTTCAGCTTTTTCGTTTAGGCGAAAAAGCTCCGCACAAAAGCGGCAAGAGAAATGATTGCGGCAATAATCGACACGGCAAGCGCGATTTTGGACCTTTTGTTGCTGTCAAGCGTTAGATTTGAGGATTCCAGCGCGGCGCGGCCTTTGTCGGAGATCTTATACGCAGTGGCCGTTAAGCCCATGATAACCGGGGACACCAGTCCACGATCTACGAGCAACCGGCACCGTTCCGGGTCATAGCTCGGCGCAGTCAGGAGCTTATCGACCAGCACCGGCGAATCCTGCTTTTCAAACCATTTCAGGAGCTCGCGCTCCGGTTTGCTCAAAAGGTCCATAGCGGTCCATCCCCAAAACAGTAAACTTACAATTTACTGTATATCACAAATTTCACGCAAAATCAAGAGAAAGGACGTGACAAGAATTGACAAGATTCCGCATCCGGGAGCTGCGCGAGGCGCGCGGAGTAAGCCAGTACGGACTGGCCCGCCGGCTCGGCGTGACCAAGATGGCGGTCAGCCGGTGGGAGAGCGGTGCGGCCATGCCGACGGCAGACAAGCTGCCGACCATCGCCGCGCTGTTGGAGTGTGAGGTCGGCGACCTTTACGACGACGAGACGCTGCGCGCGGCGAGCGAGGCGGCAAGGGCCGCGGTGGCAGCCAAGGGCGCGGCCGACGCGAGAGCGCTGGCCGCAGGAAAGTGAGGAGGTGAGCACATGATGACATTGGAGGACATCCGCAATTCGACGAAGGAGACCATCAGCGCTGCGACGGCGGGGAGCATTCTCGGCTGTGACCCGCAGCTGATCCGCGTGCAGGCACGGCAGGACCGGACGCAGCTCGGCTTTCCGGTGATCCTGATGCGCCGGCGTGTGCTGATCCCGCGCAGGCCGTTCCTCGCCTACATCGAGGGCGGCGCGACCTCTCCGATACTCTGACATTACCACAAAGGAGGACGAAAGACAATGGCAGCGTTATACCCAAATATCTATCAAAGATGGCGGAAAACGACACTTTTGACGCAGGAAGAGGCGGCGGAGCGGCTGCACATCTCGCCCGAAACGCTCAAGCGCTACGAGGGCGGACGGCTCACACCGCCGGACGAGACCGTGGCGCGGATGTGCGAGGTCTACGGCGTGAGCTGGCTGGCGCTGGAGCACGCGAAGGCGACCGACCGGCTCGGCATCCTGCCGGAGCTGGAGCCCAAGCCCCTGCCGATGGCGACCATCTCGCTGACCAACCGCCTGCGCGACGCAGCGGACCGGCTGGCCGGACTGCTGCGCATCGCCGAGGACGGCGTGATCGACGACGCGGAGCGCCCGGAGTTCGACGACATCGTGCAGGACCTGCACGAGACCATCGCCGCGGCCTATCAGGTGATCTACGCGGACGGCGCAAAAAAAGAACGCCCCGAGGCTGGCACCTCGAAGCGTTCACGCTCTCAGAGAAAAACCTCTGAAAACCATTGCAAGGCTATTGTACCGCAGAAAAAGAGAAATGTCAAGGCTCTCCGAGAGGAGGTGCGCGCATGACGGGACTGGACATCTTCCTGATCCTCGTCGGCGTCACGTCTCTCACGGAGCAGCTGATGAAGATCATCGTCTATTTGGATGGAGGAAAGTATGAGCGAGGGCGTAATAAAGTCCGGCCATCGTGAGCCGTTTACCGTCCTGTATAAGTCCGCGATCCGAGATACGCGCCTGAGCTTTGAAATGCTCGGATTCCTGACTTATATGCTGGACAAGCCTCCCGATTGGGAGTTCACGATCTCCGGCATGGCGAAGGAGCGCGGCGTCGGCAAGGACACGGTGCGCCGCCTTGTGGGACGGCTTGAGGAGGTCGGTTATCTGATGCGCGAGCAGTCGCATGACGGCAGCGGGCGCTTTTCCGCGAACACCTACGTTTTGCAGGAAAAGCCACCGTTGTCGGAAAACACCGACAACGGTGAAAGCCGTCGTCGGGAAACACCGTCAACGGAGTTTCCGACCCAAAGTAAGAACGTAGAGACTAAAGATTATATTATACCCCCCTATAGTCCCCCCAAGGGGGACGGCGCGGAGCCGAGAAAACAGCGCAGCAAAACGACGCCAACATGGAAGCCGGAGCGCTTTGAGGGCTTCTGGGCTTACTATCCCCGCGGGGAGAACCGCATGGGCGCGGTGCGCGCCTGGGACAAGCTCAAGCCGGACGACGCGCTGATCGAGACCATCGGCCGGGCGCTGCAGGTACTCAAGGCCTCGCCCGCGTGGCGGGACGGCGTCGGCATCCCGTATGCCTCGACCTTCCTCAACGGCCGGCGCTGGGAGGACGCCACGGCCAAGCGCCCGGCGCAGAGCGCCAAGGCACAGCCGGTGCGCCGCATCGAGCAGCCGCCGGATAGTCAGGACGGAGGGTGGACATGGGCCGAGTAGACGCGAAATCAGGCAGGAAGTCACCAGAAAGGAGGCGGCAAGGTGATACCATTCCCGGATAAGAAATACAGCATCATCTACGCCGACCCTCCGTGGAGCTATCAGAACCGCGGCACCAGAGCGGCAGCCTCCAAGCACTACGACACAATGACCATCGAGGACATCAAGCACATGGGCGTCGGAGCTGCGGTGGGGGGTATTGCTAACGAAGACTGCGTGCTTTTCATGTGGGCGACCTTTCCCATGCTCCGCGAGGCCCTCGACGTGATCGAGGCGTGGGGCTTCACCTACAAGACCGTCGCCTTCAACTGGGTAAAGCAGAACAAAAGCGGCGCCGGCATCTTCATGGGGCTCGGAAACTGGACGCGCAGCAACTCAGAGATCTGCCTGCTGGCGACTAAGGGCAAGCCGAAGCGCATTAGCGGCAGCGTCCGCAGCGTCGTTCTCGCCCCGATCCAGCAGCACAGCAGAAAGCCGGCCGAGATCCGCGACAGGATCGTTGAGCTGATGGGAGACCTGCCCCGCATTGAGCTTTTCGCCCGAGAAACTGCTCCGGGATGGGATGTGTGGGGCAACGAAGCGCCGCCGGATAGTCAGGACGGAGGGTGGACATGGGCCGAGTAGACGCGCAGCCGAGCGCCGGGCTGGAAGCCGAGCGCGCCGTGCTCGGCGCGATGCTGATCGACGAGAACATCGTCAGTCAGGTGCTCGCCGAGGTGGACGAGCGCGACTTCACCAGCACGCCCAACCGGCTGATCTTCCAGGCGGCGCGCGAGGTGTTCCGCGAGGGCGGGCACGCCGACGCCATCACGATCAACGCGAAGCTCGGCTATGCCTCCGGCTCGCCGCAGCAGCAACAGCTCATCGACCTGATGGAGGTCACGCCCACGAGCGCGAGCTGGCGCGAATATGCGCAGCTTATGCGCGAGCAGGCGGCGCTGGGCCGCATCCGCGCCCTCTCGGCGCAGATCAACGGCGCGGCTACGCTCGACGACGTCCGTCCGCTGCTCTCGGAGCTGCAAGCGCAGATGACCTCGCGGCGCGGCGTGAAGGTGGTGCCGATGCTGCAGCTCCTGCAGGATTTCTCCGTCCGCCACGCGAGCGGCGCAGCCGCGGACTATGTGGGCTTCGGGCTGGACGTGCTTGACCACAACAGCTTCATCCGGCGCGGCGACGTGGTGGTGCTGGGCGGCTACCCAAGCGACGGAAAGACGGCCCTTGCCCTGATGATGGCCTATCACATGGCCAAGACGCTTAAGGTCGGCTTTTTCAGCCTCGAAACGTCCGCCGGCAAGATCGGCGACCGCATCGTGACGCAGGGGATGCGCATCGACTTTGACGCGATCAAGCGCAGCCGCCTGACCGACCGCGACTGGGGCACCTTCGCGGTCTGCTCGGAGGACGCGGCCAAGCGCCGGCTTGATGTGATCCAGGCGAGCGGCATGACCGCGGGCGACATCATGGCCGAGGCCATCACCTACGGCTACGAGGTGATCTTCGTCGACTATGTGCAGCTGGTCGTCCCCGAGGGCAATCCGCGCGACCTGCGCAGCGAGCAGATGGCGACCGTCTCCCGCGCGCTGCACACCTTTGCCCAGAGCCGCGGCGTGCTGGTGGTGGAGCTGGCGCAGCTCAGCCGCCCCGAGCGCGGGGCATGGCGCGCGCCGGATATGCACGACCTCAAGGAGACCGGGCAATTCGAGCAGGACGCGGACCTTATCGTCATGGTCTACCGTCCCGATCCCAAGCAGAACTACTCGCAGGAGAAATGCCGCGTCATCCAGATCGCCAAGAGCAAGGAGGGCAGGCGCGGCAAGGGCGTGTTTGCTTTTGACGGCAAGCATCAGACCTTCGCGCCCTACACCCGCGATGACGAGAAGGGCCGGAAGGAGAAAACGGACGGCGAAGCGCCCGGTCAGATGGCGCTCGAAGAATTGCCGGAGGACAAAAACGCGCCGTTCTGAAAAAATCGAGAGAAAGAGAGAAACGACATGCCAAGAATCGGAGATACCCACGCCATTTTGGCGGACATCGGCGCGGCCATCGGCCCCGGGCATCGGGAGCTCCCGCGGCTGCTGCCCGGGCGCATCGTGTACATCAACCGCGCGCACCGCTGGTTCCTCGTCGAAGCCGACCTCGGCGACGGCGTAAAGGTCCGCGAGGGCTTCAAATTTTGAGGGCGTATTATGACTAAAATAAAGCATCCGGTGCTTAAATATCCCGGCAGCAAGTGGCGGTTAGCTGACAAAATCATATCTATTATGCCCCCGCACAGAAGCTACTTAGAGCCGTTTTTTGGAAGCGGGGCTGTGTTCTTCAAAAAACCACCGAGCCGCATTGAGACGATCAACGACCTGGACGGTGAGATCGTCAACCTGTTCCGATGCATCCGGGAATATCCGGAAGAGCTGATGCGCGCTGTGGCTTGTACGCCGTATGCCCGCGGCGAGTACGAGCAGGCATGGGGCCACTTCAAGGCGGGCGGGCAGGCCCGTCCGGATGGCGTCGAAGCGGCCCGGCTGACGCTGGTGCGCTATTGGCAATCACACGGAAGCACCGTCACCTACAAATGTGGCTGGAAAAATGACCGAGTCGGGCGAGAGTATGCTTACGATGTTCACTACTGGCGGAACTTGCCGGAGTGGATTTCTGATGCGGCAGAAAGGCTAAAGGCTGCGCAGATTGAGCAATGTCCCGCGCTTGATGTGATCCGGCGATTCAATCATCCGGATGTGCTGATTTATGCCGATCCGCCGTATATGCTATCTACCAGGCGACGGAAGCAGTACCTTGTGGAAATGGCGGATGACATGCAGCACGTCGAATTGTTGGAAGCGCTCAAAGCTCACGCAGGGCCGGTTATTTTGTCGGGCTATGACAATGCGTTGTATGACTCCCACCTGCAGGGATGGAACAAACTGCAATGGAGCGCGCAGGCGGAGGGCGGCACACCTCGGACGGAAACCGTGTGGTGCAATTTTGAGACAAAATTTTGACAGAGAAAAAAAACAGGAGAACGACATGAAAACCATTGCGATCATGAACAACAAAGGCGGCGTCGGCAAGACCGTTACCGCCATCAACCTCGCCGACATCCTCGTCGCGGACTACGCGCAGCGCGTGGTGCTGGTGGACTGCGACGGGCAGGCGAACCTGACGCGCTTTTTCCTGCCGGGGGCGGAAAAGCTGGAGCTCACCACCACGGCGGATGTGCTGCGGGACGACTGCGAGCCGCTGTGGAGCGACAACCTTGTGCCCATCCGACCGGGGCTCGACCTGCTGCCGAGCAGCTCCGACCTCTACGAGCTCGACCTGCAGGCGATCAAGGACGGCGTGAGCGCGCCGGAACGACTGCGTCACTTCGCCGAGGCCGCGGCTGCGGACAGCGAGGTGGACTGGATGATCTTCGACTGCCCGCCGGGCTACACGCTCGCGAGCGTCGCGGCGCTGCTGAGCGTGCGCGAGGTGATGATCCCCGCGCTTGCCGACAAGTTTTCGCTCGACGGCGTGTTTGCCGTGATCGCGCAGCTGCGCGGTCTGAGCGCGGCCTGTCCGGGGCTGCGGTCCCGCGTGCTGCTGACGCAGACGCGCAGCGCGGAGGTGGTGGGCGAGTGCGAGCGGCTGCTGCGGTCGCAGCGCGTGCCGCTGTACCGCACGAAGATCCGGCGCACGGACAAGGTGCCGGAGAGCACGGTGACGCTCTCGCCGATGCGGGAGTACAGCCCGCGCAGCAGCGCGGCGGTCGATTACCGCTGCCTTGCCGGCGAGCTGATGGAGGAGGTTTAACAATGGCGGGCAAAAAGTTTGATATTACTAAGTTCGCGGCGACGCTGCCCGAGGCCGTGCCCGAATCGGGCACACGGGAGCAGATCGAATACATCGACGAGGCGAAGCTCAGCGGCGACGGCGAAAACTTCTACAGCATGGAGGGCATTGAGGCTCTCGCGCAAAACATCGAGCTGGTCGGATTACAGCAGCCGCTGCGTGTTCGCCCTGACCCCGATGACGAGGGCGGCTACATCGTGGTCAGCGGTCACCGGCGCCTGACCGCGATCCGCACGATCTGCAAGGCGGATGAGCCGGAGCGCTGGCGCACGGTGCCTTGCATCGTGGAACGCGGCGAGCTGTCGCCGGCCATGCGGGAGCTGCGGCTGATCTACGCCAACAGCGACACGCGCCGGATGAGCAACGCGGACCTCAGCGCGCAGGCCGAGCGCGTGGAGAAGCTTCTCTACCAGCTGCAGGAGGAGGGCGTGGAGTTCCCCGGCAGGATGCGCGACCATGTCGCCGAGGTCTGCCAGATAAGCAAGTCCAAGCTTGCGCGGCTGAAGGTGATCCGCGAGGGGCTGAGCAAATCTAAGCAGATCGCAAAGGCGTGGGAGAAGGGCGAGCTGCCCGAGGTGACGGCCTACGCGCTCTCGCACATGCCGACGGAGCTGCAGGATGAGATCGCCCACGTCTACACGCACCGAAAGAACTACTATGGCCACGGCCTGACATATCTGGGTGAGCGGAATGTGACGAAGATTGCCGAGGCTCTGGCGGCGCTTGACACGCTGCCGTGCAAGAAATGCGGCGGCAATTGCTCGGACTGCGCGCAGGGCAAGCGGGAGCACATCATCTCCACGCTGATCGAGAGCTGCTATTCCTACGCGCCCTGCGGCGTGACCTGCTGCGAGAAGTGCTCGGAGCTGGCCACCTGCAAACAGGTGTGTCCGCACCTCCTCTCCACGCAGGACCAACTCAAGACCGACAAGCGCGCCGCGCAGAAGGCCGAGCGGGAGCGGCAGGCGGAGGCCGACCGTCCGGTCATCGGCGAAATCACGGAGCTGTGGCGCCGCTTTGGCGTCGCCCGCGCCGCAGCCGGAAAAAGCGTGGCGGAGTGCTACAACGCCGCGGGCGTTGTGTATGGCGTCCCCGACGCGGACGAGGTCGTGCAGCTCGAAAACGGCGAGGCGAAATATGCAGCCAACACCAAGCTGCCCTATGGTTACAACTGCTACCTCGACGACATCCACCGCTTTACGCGCGTCGCAGACCTGCTGGGCGTGTCGCTGGACTACCTGCTCGGACGGTCGGACGAGCTCAGCCCTGCGCCTGCTCCGAGTGCTGCGCCGGAATGGCGGACGGGCGAGCCGCCGAAGGCGGGCGAATATTATGCCTGTTTTGACATCGGCAAGAATGCCTGCCGCCTTGCGACATGGAGCGGATGGGACTGGCGCTTTGTCGGAGGCGCTACGATCGAGGCCCCGTGCCTCGGCTGGTGGCCGCTGCCCGCGAGGGCGTCGGCAAAGGAGGGCGCATGAAAAACGAAGAGATCGTCAAGGCGCTGCGGTGCATTTCCACCGCAGGCGGAAAGAATGCCTGCGAGCATTGCTCGTACTGGAAGGAAGAGGAAGTCCCGGAAGAAGAACGTCCCATATACGGAGCCGACACCTGGCATTCATGCGATATCGACCGCGTTGGACTGGACGGCGCGGATTTGATCGAGCGCCTGAGCGACCGCTGCGCGCGGTACGCCGAGGAGATCGCCGTGGCGCAGGAGCGGCAAAGATGGATCCCGGTGACGGAGCGCCTGCCGGAGGAGGGTGTCCCCGTGCTGATTAACTACATCGGTACCGATGGAGAGGTCTATGCGGACGGCGTTGCTGTATGGACAGAATGCGGCTGTTTTTGGTGGGAAGGAAGTCTTGCCGACTGTGAAGAAGATGTCGCCGTCCCGATCACTCACTGGATGCCGCTGCCGGACGGGCCGGAGGTAGAGTGATGGAACGACTGACATTTGAGGGGAACTTCTGCGACATCGCGCAATGCAAAGAAATTCCGTGCCCGTATAACGGCGCGTGCTCCCAGCGTAAAGTGTGGGAGCGGCTGAAAGCCTACGAGGACACGCACATGATGCCATCCGATGTAACCTCGATGCGCATGGATATGGCTATCATTGCAGCGCTGTTCAACGGCGTCGATGTGGACAGGATGAAAGAGCTGGCCGAGGCCGACAAGGACGGTCGGCTGGTGGTGCTGCCATGCAAGGCGGGCGATACGCTATGGGTGACTGGCCGTGACAATGTGCCGCGAGAAATGGAGCTTGAAGCACCGGACATTAGAGTTGTTTGCACGGATGAGGATAATCTGTGTATGTCAACGTGCAATCGCAAGCCGGACGGGTTCTGCGCGTATCGTCTGCGTAATGATGGTGCTGACATCGGCAAGACCGTATTCCTGACCCGCGAGGAGGCGGAGAAAGCGCTGGAGGCGAAAAGCAATGACTGACATGGAACGCAAGACCTTCTGCGCGGCGCTCAGCCGCTACGGCGCGCAGGCGCAGATCACGATGGTCTTTGAGGAGATGGCCGAGCTGCAGGACGTGCTGTGCAAATTCCTGCGCGGGCGTGTGGACGGTGACACGCTCGCCAACATCGCCGAGGAGCTCGCCGACGTTGGGATCATGCTCGACCAGATGGCGATCGAGTTTGAGGTCGAGGACGCGGTGGCGGAACAGCGGGCACACAAGGTCCGGCGGCTGCGAGAAAGGATCGAGAAAGATGGCTGAATACATTGAGAGGGATGCGCTGCGACAAGCGGTGCTGGAAAGCCAGCACGACAACTCCCATCCACGTGGTTGGGCTCATATTGCACATGACTGTGAGCACGCACACTTTGTAGCGATGATCGCCCGCTTCCCAGCCGCTGACGTTGCGCCGGTGGTGCATGGGTGCATTGTCGGATCGCTTGAGGATGGGCGCTACCGCCGAAGGTTTTCCTGCTGCGGAGAGGACGCTACAATGATAACCCAGTGGGCATGGCCGAAGTACTGCCCCAACTGCGGGGCGAAAATGGACGGAGGTGCGGACAATGCCTGAATTTAGACGCTTGACCTACAAGACGCCGGACGGGGCGTGGGGCATCAAGGGCGTGAGCCTGCTCTCCTGCCCGGCGCGGCTCTACGGCGCGGCCGCAAAGCTGTGCGACATGGAGAGCCTGTGCGAGGACGTGTACTGCGCCAAGGACGCCGAGCTGACGCTCGACGCGCTGCAGGAGCTGGTGGACAAGGGCCTCGGCGGGCGCTTCCTCGATCTGCGCAAGGCGCTGGAAGGGGTGGATCTATGACGGGGAGCAAGGTGTTGATCGTCAAATTGCCGGAGCTGCACGCCGACGTCAAACAGCTCGAGGCGTTCCGCGCCTATGTGTGCGACGCGCTCGGCGCGGGCACGCTGGTGCTGCCGTCCGGCACGACCTACGCGGTCGAGGAGTTCCCTGCGCTCGGCGCGGTGGAGGTGGCCGCGGGGGACGCCGTGCCTGTCGTGATCGGCGGGCCGAGGCCGACGCCTGCGGGCGGAGGCGGCGGGCTGGTCGTTGGCGGGCGCGTCGTCCGCTCGGTGCCCGATTCGGGCACCGCACCGGAGCCGGAGCGGGAGGAGGCTCCCGCGGAAGCGCCGAAGCAGCAGCCGGATGCGCCGGACAAGCCGACGCCGATCCTGAGAAGTCCTCCGGTGCGGCGCGGCGCGCCGCGCTCTCATGCTCTGCCAATGAGCGAGGGCGAGATCGTGTTGTCCTATCGGCAGGCGGCGAAGCCAAAGGCGCAGATCACAGTGCTTGCGGATCTCAACGCCTGCTCGAAGGAGTGCATTGAGGAGATTCTGCGCGAGGCCGGCGAGCCGCTGCCGAAGAAGCACGGACGCCAGAAGCAAACGGAGGGATGAAATGACAAGAAAACGGATGATCAAACTGCTGATGGGGTTCTATTGCAACCGGAACAACGCTGTGCGCCTTGCAAACAAATGCGACGGAGATCTATCGCATGAGGCTGTCTTTTACCATCTTTTAGAGGAATTTTATCGAGATTATCTGCGGGAGCTGGAGCGATTTGTTATTGAGGGCGACATGACCGGCGCGGTCGCCGGTATGGTCGGGAGCGTGTATGAGTGAGCTGTGCGTGGTCAGGCAGCGGAGCGGTCCGCTGACGAAGACCTACACGACCGACCGGTTCCGCCTCGTCTCATGGGCGGGCGAGCAGCAGTGCCGCGGCTCGCCTGCGCTGCCCTCCATGTGGAGCTCCAGCGCGGAGAAGCTGGAGCTCTACCTCGCGCTCTTCGGGTACCTGGGCGTCCACTATGTTCTGACCTTCGACGATGCGCACCTGCCGGCGTCTTTTGAGGATGTCAAGCGGTGCTTTGCCGCGTTCTGCAAGCGCGTGCGGCGCTTTGACCCGAGCATCCGGCGCTATGTCTATGCGGTGGAGGCGGGGCACAGCAATAAGCGCTGGCACATCCACTTTGTGGCGAGCGAGGACGACCTGCCGTTTGTGGTGGTTCAATTCCTGTGGGGCTACGGCTTCGTCAATCCGGGCTATAAGGAGTATCCCGTGCTCAGCCGCGACGGCGGCTACCGGCGGCTTGCGCGGTACTTCTGCAAGCCGGACGAGATGATCCCGCTCGGGAAGCATCCGTGGGGCGTGGCGCGCGGGATGCGGCAGCTGATTCCTCCGCGCACGGTGCGCGTGCAGACGCGAGCGCCCGCGATGCCGCGTGAGACCTTCTGGAACGAGCGCTCGCGGCCGCTGGCGCGCGAGGTGAACGGCATGGCGGCGTGGCGCATCGAGTACGCGGACTGGATCGCAAAACCGCCGGAAAACGCAAGGACTTTTATTTTAGACTAATGAATCTAAGATAATACTTCTATAGAACGCTTCTACTTGTACGCTATGCTTTATTTGTAGACAAGAGGCAAAAAGGAGGCAAAAAGTGTTGCAATCAAAACGGAATGATGGTAAACTGGTCACAAAGGACGGACTGATCGTTTGCCCCAACTGCGGGCGCACGACATCGCAGGCCGTCCGGCCCGACACCGAGGCGCGCAACCTGATCCTCTGGTGCCGGCGATGCAAGGCATCGAACATCGTGAATATCGAACATGGCGCGTGCTCGCTTAGTAGCCACTGCT